GATGAATAAGACTTTGTCGATCGGGAAGGCCAAGCAGCTTAAGTTGGGTATTGAGTCGGTAAACAACGCGGTGATAGGGAAGGTTGAGTTGTCGTGCGATGCGTTTCATGGTTAATCCTCGCGCCAGAGAAGAGAGAATTTTCCACTCTGTGGCCGGAAAGAGCGGAGCGTGAATACTTCTTTCAGGAGGCACCAACAGCGCCTGGCGGAACGGAACAACGGAGAGATCGCGGGCAATAACATGAAACGGGCCCGCTGCGCGCAGAAAGCTCATTTGCGCCGGATCGTCTTTTGACGTTAAGAGATAGATATGCAGACCGCGATTACATAAGTTGGGCTGCCGCAGGGTTTCCAGCGCCTCCAGCCGGGAGGTGGTCAGCGTCTCCATATCGACAATTAAGTGCGACAGATAGGGTTCGCAAAGCTGATGATTTGCCATCTCAAGCGATGGAAAGACCGCATTGCGTTTACCGGAGAAGAGGCAACTGCGCCAGGCATAACTCAAGTAGTGATCGGTGGAGATTAGCGTCTGGCTAATCATATATTCCGGTAGTGCGAAATTGAGCTGCTGAACGAGTTGTTCCAGCGTATCGAAAAGGGGAGGCGTTGCGCCCCGGTAAGGTAAAACCCGATGTGTCGGTTTATCGCTGCGATGTTTTTCTCTACGGATACGTTTTCGCATTTTTCCCTCGCCAACGTATTTTATTTTTCGGCTAAAACGCCCTGTCCATTGAGGCTTTGTCAGCAGCAAACCCACGCTGCATGTCCTGTTTTATGCCCTGTTAAGAGCAACATTTTTACAATCTGATTCATGCAGAAACAGGTACAGATACTTAAAGCCATCTGCGACATTTCCCAAGAAGTGGGGCAGGGTTAAGGCGGGGACGTAGGCGTAACGGCGTATAAACTGGCGGATTGCCGGGAAAACGCGCAGGCGCGTTCACTTCGCAGGCAACCAGCCTAAAATACATTGACTCACCTGGTGCTCACCGTATAATTCCAGGCGTTTCCACCGTAAAGGTGGTGACATTCGCGCAATGCGCCCTTAGCTCAGCTGGATAGAGCAACGGCCTTCTAAGCCGTAGGTCACAGGTTCGAACCCTGTAGGGCGTACCATTTAAAATCAGCAGGTTACGCTAATTTTAATCCAGCCTGATTTCCTCCTTGTGTCATGTTTGTGTCATCGCTGCCAAAAATGGCGTCAATTTTCCGTGCATGCTCGGTGAGATGATTCGGCGCGAGGTGTGCATAACGCCTGACCATTTCGATCGACTCCCAGCCGCCCATTTCCTGCAGAACAGATAAAGGCACGCCGGACTGTATCAGCCAGCTCGCCCAGGTATGCCGGAGGTCGTGAAAGCGGAAATCTTCTATACCGGCTTTCCTCAGCCCGATATTCCATGCCTGGTTATCGTCAACGCGCATTTTTCTGACCGCCGGCGTAACCGTTCCGTCTGGCCTGTGCTTGGGCTTTGTGTGGACAAAAACCCACTTCGAACTTTTTCCGATCTGATCCCTTAACACCCTGCATGCGGTATCATTCAGAGCGACGCCGATAGCCTTGCCCGCTTTTGCGTTCTCTGGATTTACCCATGCAACCTTTCTCTGCATATCGACCTGCTGCCATTCCAGATCAAGAATGTTGGAGCGGCGCAGGCCGGTAGCCAGGGCGAAGATAACCACCGGCTTTATGCTTTCCGGCATGCACTCAATCAGCCTTTCCGCCTCATCGAGCGTGAGCCAGCGTATGCGCTTACTGACAGGCTTCTTAGTCTTGATGACCGGAGCGGTCTTAATCCATCCCCAGTCATTCGCCACAGCACGCAGTAACCCGCGCATAAAGGACAGGTGTTGGCTCTTTGTTGCCTGGCTCACCGGCTTCGCTACGTATGGAGGCGGCTCCTTTCCCTTCTTCACCGCAGAATCACGTCGCGTTTGCCAGATGCGGAGATGTCGCCGGTTGATCATCTTCGAGACCGCGTCATTAACCTGCTCGGCAGTAATGGTGGAAATGTCGCGCCCGGAGAAGTGTTGCAGGAAAAACTCGATCTTAGTCCTGTCATCGTCCAGTGACCGCTTATCTTCCTTCTCGCGCAGCCATCTGATGCAGCACTCCTCAAACGTCCTCGCCGGTAAATCACCAATCTGATCCACCCGCCACGCTTCAGCCTTTAACTTGTCGTGCAGCTCCTGCGCTTGCTTTTTGTCCCCCGTACCAAGAGATCGTCTAATTCTTTTCCCTGACGGCGTAACGAAATGACAGTGCCAGACGCCGCCCCTGAGGGTGATTGACATAAAAACTCTCCTTTATGTTCACCCGCGCTCGCTGCTACAGGATCGCGCCGGGCGTGTAAATACGCAATACAGGCCGCATCGGTTGTGCGGTATTTATTCCCGATCTTCTGCCCGGCCAGCTGACCGGAATCGATCAGCCGGTAAATGGTGCGAGGAGACACGATCAGGAATTCCGCCGCCTGCTGAGCGGTGATTGGCTTTTCAGAAACCATGGTTTACTCCAGGCAAAAAGAAGCCGCCCGCAGGCGGCAAACATCAAGTGATGATAGATAGGTCTTATCGGTGCTCGGCACCCAATAGCCAGCTCATAACTGGCTATCAGTTGCGTCAGTCGTCTTCTTCATCGTCTTGAACTAAGGCTGTGTCATCAGGAACGTGAAGGGTGAGCAATGGGCTATATCCATGCTCATGCACCTGATATTTCACTGGCCATGCTGGCAGCGGCACGTCTTCGGCAATTTGGCTGACACCCACGCTCCACAACCCGGAGTCGAGGTAATAGCCGACTACTTGCATTTCACCCTCAGCAGATTTCAGGTGATATATGGCAGGCTTGTTAAAGCAGCCAATTTCCTCGCGAATAGCGCCTTCACATTCGAAAAGGTCATCGCTTGCACCATAGAAACGTAATTCCTTCATAATCTCTCCTCATGCCGCGCGCTGGGCGCAAAGCACATTAAATTTAGGTAATAAAAAAGCCGCACTTGGCGGCTTTGTTGATCGGAATTGGTGGTTAGACCCAGTTGTGTTTTATCGCTTCATGCAAAGCGTCTTTATCTCCGGCAACCATATTCCATGCTTTGTTATAAACAGCTCTGTTTTGAACCTCACAACCTTCCGTTTGGCAGATAACGTCATGGTGACCATCAGCACCTTTTGATGGGGGAGTGCTAATGCAAACATCCAGTAGCATCTCTTTAGGCTGAACGCCGCAGAACGGACAAGGGATTATCGAATCAATGCTCATATCATCTCCTGGGGTGGGTGAAATATGAGAATATCAACTCGATGCCGCAATGGAAGTGCTGGTTTTGTAAAAGTTATGTTTATTCAGATAGTTGACGAGAGCGTCAGCCTCTTTTTGCAATTGAATGCATGCCATTCTGCCTGCGTTTCAGTTCGAAAATGCCCTGGCACTCGGCACACATCTGGCAGCCGGGCATCGCTGCGCGCCGCGGTGCGGGAATTTCCTCCCTGCACTCTTCGCAATGCTCAGGCGTTGCACTCGCGCGGCGAGAATGGAAGCGTGCGCATGGACTCATTGCTGGTCATTCAGCGGGCATTCACCAAAGTGGAGTTTTTCGTATATGGCTCTGGTTGAGATATCGAACTTTCCAGGGACGCCTAAGTTGCGTTGCAGGGTGCCAAACGGCACCCTTTTTTATGACTGGCTTGCGGCCAATGACGGCACGTTTCATCGCGATATGCTGATCGTTCGAAATGGTGTGAAGCTGGGCGATGATGATGAGCTGGCATTTGAAGTCAGCGAGCTCGACATCATACAGATTTTTGACCAGCCAAAAGGCATTGTCGGCGACATACTCAGCCCTATATTCAAGGTAGTGACTCAGGTATTTTCGTTTCTGGCACCAAAGCCAGCAATAGCGAACAATGGCGGAAACTCCGTCGACTCGCCAAATAACAGCCTTACCGGCCAGACAAACACCGCGCGCGTCTATAAGGCCAAGCCTGACATTTACGGACAAGTGCGTTCCTTTCCTGACCTGATTCAGGAGTCACTTTTTGAGTATATTCGACAGAATGTGAATGACGGCGGGCTGAAGTATGTGACCGAGTGGATGTGTGTTGGTATCGGCAGCTATGACTATGAATCTGTTCGCTACTCCGAGTCGAGCCTTGGCTCGCTGGCTGGTGCTGAATTCCAGTTCTATCAGCCTGGTGAGATCATACCGCAGATAGTTGAAGGTTATGGCTTTGATGATGTTGACGGTCAGGAAATCCCCGGCCCTAACGAAAGCTCCAGTTTCCCGGTAGAAACGGCAATTGCAAACACCGTGGTAAGCGGTTCATACGCAGGCGGCCAGATCTCGATGAAAATCGTAAAGCAGGCGGAGTTTGATTACTTCATGGGGTTGACGCTCCCGCACTCCGTTACCTTCACTATCAACGTTACCTATAACACGACCTCCGGCACTGTCACTCAGGACGTGGATTTCTCCGGAACACTGATATCTGCCGTAGAGACAAACGACGGCGCGGTGGTGAACCCGGTGCGGTGGTACACATTCACGATGAACGATCTGGTAGGCCCGTCAGATGTGCCGGCTGGCGCGACCATCAACACCACAAAATTTATCCTGCGCGATAACGAGGCGCTGATTGTAGGGCCTTTCTTCTCGCCTGTGGAATCAACGCAGTTGTGGGTGCACACCCAATCCTCACTTGGTGGTCGAAACGACACAGAGTGGAAGGTTACAATCTGGAAAATCGACGATCAGTTTAACCAGATTCCTGGCACTCAGGAGACTTTCACTTACCATCAAAGCACACCGCATAAATCGACGAGTGAGGTATTTTACCGCACCGATAAACTGACACCTTTGGCAGGCTTTGGTAAGTACGCCATCAGGTTCCAGCGCACGAATAACAGCGCCGACGCCTCGATCCTCAAGGTGGAAGAAATCCATGCGGTGAATATCAGGTCGAACGTAGTTCACCCGACAGACACTCTTGTGAGAGTCAGGGTGAGGGCGACAGAGAATGCGCTGGGCAGCCGTGACAGGAAATATAACGCACTGGTAACCAGGCGGACGATTACCTACAGCCTCGACAGCCAGAGTGTCGATTACACGCTGCGTCCGTCCCGTTCGTTCGCTGATGCAGTGGCGCACACCTGGCTGGTTATGGGCGAGCAGCCAGTGAGCAGCATTGACCTTTACGGGCTGTACTCGATTGCTGAAAGCCTGGCTGATGACCGACTGGGTTACTTCGACTATACGTTTGACGATGAGAATGATTCGTTGGGCGACCGCGTACAAGCCATCTGCAATGCAGCGTCGGTTGTGCCTTACTGGGACGATGGTGTGCTGACGTTTACGCGCGACCAGAAAGTGAATTACCCGGCGGCAGTGTTCAACCGGGCAAACATGAAGGCAGACGAGTACAAAATGACGTACGAAGCCAATCTTCCCGGCGGATATGACGGCGTGCAGGTGTCGTATGTTCACCCGACAACCAACACCAAGACCTACATCAACTATCGCGTTTTAAACGGCACCATCGTAGAGCAGGAAGCTGAGAATCCTAACAAAATGGAAATAGTCGGATTTCGTAATGAATATCAGGCCAGAGAGCGTGCTCTGCGCGAGACTAAGCGTCTGGTTTACTCGCGTGTGCGCATGAATGCGAGGGTGTTTGAGGACGGCATTATTCAGGTAGGCAGTGTCATTCAGATGCCGGACATCTACGACAGCAACCAGCAGCAGGGTTACATCACCGGGCGCGCCGGGAATAACTTTGATACCAGCGAGCCAATCAAGTTTACCGGATCAATGTATGTGCTGGTTACTGACAGCCTGGGTAATCCGACGCGGCGTTATCCGGCCACAGCCCGCAGCGATACGAAGTACGGATTCACCGCGGCAATACCCAATATTGAACTCAATATCTGGAATGGCGATACGGTGCAACTGCCATCACGATATCTGATCGCAACCGTCGAAGAGCTGGACAGCCAGTTATGGAAGGTTGGGACTATAAAGCCTAATTCCGACAACACCGTTTCTCTGTCGGTCGCAGAGTACAGCGACGCCATCTACTCATAAAACCTGTCCAAATCACCTACACCCGGCCACCGCGCCGGGTTTTTTATGGAAAAAATATGGCTACCACACCGACTAATTTACCCGTACCGAGTGAGTCTGCGCGAGACTTGAAATTTAACGCAGGAAAAATCGACGAATTCGTTACATCACTCGCATATCAGTACATCGATCGCTTTGGCAAACAACACCACACTATTGAAGGTCTTAAAGCGATTATCACTCAGGCTATCTACAACCTGGGTTTCAATCCAGTTGGATCATTCCAGTCTGGTGGTACGGTAACTGCAGCGAATGACATTCTCCAGGATACGTCGAGCCTTAGCTGGTATCGGTGGGACGATGTTTCCACTCTTCCAAAAGTTGTTCCATCCGGTTCTACCCCAGGCTCTTCAGGAGGAACGGGCCCAGGTAAATGGCAACTTGTAGATGTAAGTGATGTTCTGCGTCGGGAGCTGAACGGTAATGGCGGAGCCTCAAAAGTCAGGGCTGAAGACGGACGTACAGTACAGCAATGGCTGGTTGCTGTAGGATCGGCAGAGTATCGCGCAAAAAACATTGCAAAACGCGCTTGGGTTGATTATCAGGTGCATAACCGGGGTTCAATCAAAGCTCTTTTTCAGGGGGACTCCATTACAGCTGGTTACGATCGCACTTCCACAGACGTTATACCACCACAGGACGGAGACTGGGCTACGCGCGCGTCCATGAATTACCCCTACCGGTTCGCCACATATCTCAATGAGCAATCCGGGTGCAACGTTAGCGTAACGATGAGGGCTTATTCCGGCTACACAGCCAAAGAGGCCTACATTCGTGAGGACTGGACGGTTAACCCAAACTGTGACGTGGTGATGCTGATGTACGGTATCAATGACGTTGCGGGTGTTCAGGGGGCGACGCTGGACACGTATATGGAATATATGGAGAAGCTGATCCGTCGTTTTATAGATTGGGGGATGGCTGTCGTCGTAATGCTGCCAGCTGGTGGCGGGCAAGGGGCAGGAAACCCGCTCTGGTTGCAGTGGGGTAAACGGATGCGCATGATGGCATCTATCTATGGATGCGCTACATTCAACGGTCATGAAGCAAACCTCCACCGCCACTTTTCAGCAATTCAGTCGGATGCTGTTCATTTCAATTCCATGGGTTACTCAATCCTTGGCGAAAAACTTGCATCAATGTTCATGGCTGGCGGCTTGGTGGAAACATATCGCCCGGTCACCAATGAAACCACTGTATGGCCAGGGATGCTGTCTGACCAGATAGGATGGTGTGCTGCAACGAGCAATATCTTTACTGATCGTGCAGATGGAGCTTACACAAGAGACAAAATAACGGGTCTGATGCCGCAAGGAGAGTATGCCGCGCAGACATTCAGTTTTTACCTTGATGCGGAAGCTGCCCACCTTTACGGGAAAGTATCCGGGCCGGTAAAAATGATCTACTCCAGCGGTACATGGTGGAATAACAACGCTCAGCCTTACTATCAGTATGCTGCGGACCAGAACATGTCTTATAGCGGATCAAATGAGCGTGCAGTTGCACAACCAAAGGCTGGAAATGGCGGGGTTACGACAGGTGCGAATCAGTTCATTGGACGAGTTGTCGGGAGAGGTTGGCACACCATAACATTCTTCACCAATCAGGATGGCTCCACCACTGATCCTGCATATGTTCAGGCGGTAACAGTCCAGCCGATACCTGTCGGACTTTCTGTTGAGCAGATGTGGAAGTCAGAAGAAAAGCGCTATCGCGTTGTAAATTGCACGAAAATTCCCTCCCCTGCTAATGCGGGTGATGCTTTGACGGCTGCGGTTCAGTTATCGGGGTTCAGCATTAAAGCGCCCCAGTCTCTGGCTGGCACAGGAAAGGGAAATCTTGCTTTCCCGACGCCATATTATTACAACACACTGCCGATGCGTCTGAGGATAATGGATGAGAAGGGTAATGTTTTTGAAGGGAACGTGTACAAAACTGGACCAAATGATAGCACCTGGTCTGTAAAGACGCTCATCAATACCTTTAGCGAGACGAATAAGCCATCTGCATCTGCTGTAGCCGGAACCGTTAAACGGCATCTCAAAGTAGCGGCCAACTCGGTCGGACCTGGAATGCCGCAAGAAAACATTTATGATTTCGATGGGCCGGTTGTCCCGTTAGGAAGCGATGGGGCATCAACCTTTTTAGGAGGTGTCTATCTTATTTTCACTTTATCCTGGCCTCAAGGTGCTCCAGCTGGGTACTGGAATATTGAGCTTGAAGGATCAGACTGGTTTGGAAATTCAGAAACCTCGTTCGGATCTTATTGATAAATAAGTTTTTAATAAAACCTGTGCTGGTAAAAGACTCACACATGTGGGTCTTTTACCATTTTGTCGCGCTAGGGTTACAGTGGGGAATGGGTCGATATAGGCTTGTCGCACACACTGATGCAGTTTTTATAAAGAAAAAATCATTTAATACGTAGCTATGCCACCGATCGCCAGCCAATCTTTACCATGCCATAACTTCAATGCGCATCTCTTCTTCTTTGTAGTCATTCAGCTCTTTGGTGAGGTGAGAAACTACCCTGTAGACAAGTTCATCCTCGGTTATCTCTGCGCTCTGAAATTTTCCCACCAGCTCTTTAATAGCCTTGTCTTTTTTTGAGATGGCAATGACCAACTCTCTTGTCTTTTCCATACGAGCACCTGTAAGCAAATAAAAACGTGAGCAGATTATGCAGATCCATAGCTGCAAAAGATAGGCGAACTAGCATAGATTCGTCACATCATAACCGACCTCAAAACTATCAAAATTAAATATCCAGAATTTCAATGACATCTTAATCACTACCCCATCGCTGAACGATCTTTATCTTGATATATTCTCTTAACAAAACTACTGTACATAAAAACAGTATTTGTGGGAGGATGAGTATCATGCCAAGAAGAGACGATATTGAGACAGCATTCAGGCAGGCCATAGTGACGGAGCGAGCGGGCGTCGCACGGTTACTACGGAGAATTTCGTTAAGACGCTGTTAACATTCAACTGGAACTGGACGCCGCGCCAGGCTAACCAGTGGATCGAGAGCTACGTCAGTACGTTCAAAGATATCTCCCAGCAAGAGGGTGAACTCCGTACGTTCATGATGTACAACCCGAACGGAGGGCTTTGATATGGGCTTTCCTTCTCCTGCTGCTGACTACATGGATGAAAAGATATCTCTCGACCATGAGCTGATCCGCGTGCCTTCCGCGACGTACTTCCTGCGCGCGTCGACTAAGTCCCGGCGTGAAGCGATAAAGAAAGGGGCTTTACTGATACTGGACACTTCGGCAACGCCAGTAGATGGGTCGATAGTGATGTGTCATCTGGATGAGCGGATGCGCATGCTGCGGTTGCGTCTTCATCCGCGCCCGAGGCTGGAAGAACTGGACAAGCCTGAAATATCCTATCCGATGACGGATGATGATTATGACGGGCGCCTGGTTTTCAAAGGGGTGATCACCTACATCATCAACGACGCCAGGACGGGGGAGTTTGACGACTGTCCGGTAATGTGAGTGATGGGGAAAAAAATATGAAGTGGTTACGATAAGAGAATGAGGTGGTTGAAGTTTCGCTTGTGTTTTATGCAGGATATCTAAAGAAATAGTATTGTAAATTTATTTAATAAAATTAAAGGGTCATTTGGGAGACCCTTTTATTAATTTATTTAGAAAGGAATAATATATAATTAACGACCAAATAGCACTATTCTTACGGCTGGTAAACGGTTAATAAAATAAATGCTAATGGTGATAATAAATAGAGCAATAGATGCGGCTATTGCCTCAATTGCATAATTATCTGAAAAGTATTCATGCAGTTTACCTATCAGTACAGACAATATTAGCACTTGCATTGCGTAGTATGACAATGAGTTTTTTGATAAAAACACAATGGCATCCACTATTAGTGCTTTCCGAATGTTAATCTTTAGGCCGAACAATACAATGAAAGCACTGATTGCAGCAGTGTATCTGATGATGTTAAGAGTATCATATTGTCTCTCTATATCTAAAGGGCTTCCGAACAACTCGGTAATAGATAGTCTGTGCCATTGAGAGGCAGCCAAGATATAGACCAGTAGAGACATGCAAAAAATTATCTTATTTCTAAATATATTTATTAAGTTGTATTTCTTTATAATGAGCCCGATTAGGAAGAATGGAAATTGCCATGAAACAAGGTTCATGCCGAAGTACGCCATAGAAGGAATCGTACTCTGCAGCTGGTTTAATATTATAATAAATGCGAAGGCATAGAATTCTTTACCCTTCTCTGGCAGCATATAGAATATTAAAAAACATATGAACAACGCCCAAAGAAACCATAGGCCCTGCCCTGGGTCAAATGTTATTTGTCGAATGGTATTCACAACGGAAGCGAATGTCACCCCATCCCATGAATAGTATAACAGAGATATTATCCCCCATGCATAGAACGGGACGAGAAGTACCTTTGCTTTATTTAATATAGATTTAACCGAGCTTTCCTTTTTGCTGTATAAATAGCCAGAAATACACATAAAAAGCGGCATGTGGAAAGAGTAAATGATTTTAAAGAGCCAATTATTATCGAAGTTTTTATCGGCAAATTGTACGGAGTGCCCAATAATGACAAGTAAAGTCGCAAGCGCTTTTAAAAAATCTATATGGATATCTCTGCTTTTCATAACGTAATGTTAACTTAACGATGGTTGGTAATGGAATTTTGCATGAATTAAAGCGCAAGGTCGAGAAACAATGCATTTTAGGTGACTTTATGCGAGAAAATGATAGCTAAATCCTTATTGGTACGACTGGTACAGAATCAGATTCTGCTCATTATGTCGGGCGGGCAAACACGGTTCTCTCGGTTCATGGGTAGGGCACTGATATGAGATGATGGTGAAGCTATTGGCAGCGACGCTTTTGATGAGGTTGAACTACCTGGAGTGGTTACGAACGTAATTCGCCCCGCGGCATTCGATGACAACCCGGTGATGTGATGGAGAGTGCAAGCCGATGCCTTAGGCATTGGTTTGCTTTCTCTGTGTCGCATTTGTGTCACACCTCGAAGGCGAGAGAGTATGCGAGACGTAACTGGATGACACGCAGTGACACAAACCGGTTGCGAGCGCGGTTTTATTTACGTGATAACAGTAAGTTAAATCATGTCCTACGTTCTTCTAAGCCGTAGGTCACAGGTTCGAACCCTGTAGGGCGTACCATCTTCCCGCCGATCCCGGCATCGCGTACTCCTCTCCCCACCGCTTCTTCTGCACATTGCACAGCCGCAAAAAAAATTTTTACCTACTCTTGAAAAACGTGCCGATGGCATTATTTTTATTAGCGGACAAGCAAGGCTTGCCTTTAACTTGAGCTTTTGAATTGATTATTCAGGAGGTTAACTTATGGCACTCAGAACCTTGTCAGCTCTCCCTGGCTTTTCAGATTCGCTTTTTGCCGATCGCTTTAACCGTATTGATTCGCTTTTTAGCCAGCTCACCGGCAACACGCCTGTGGCGGCGACACCTGCCTACGATCTGAAAAAAGTTGATGCCAACAACTACCTGTTGCATGTCAGCGTGCCTGGCTGGAAGGAGGAGGAGCTGGAAATCGAGACGGTAGGGGGCAACCTGCATATTTCCGGTAAGCGCAGTGATGAGGCTTCCGGGGAAGAGCAGGGGTGGATCTATAAAGGCATACGCCGCGCGGATTTCCGCCTGAGCTTCTCGCTGCCCGATCATGCCAAAGTGAGCAACGCGAAATTAGAGAGCGGCATTCTGGAGGTCTCCATTTATCAGGAGATCCCGGAGAGTGAAAAACCACGCAAAATCGCTATTGAGAATAGTCAGAAGGTGATTGAGCACCAGGCATAATCGTGACGTTTTTTTAATCAAATGCTAAGGCCCGCCCATGCGGGCCTTATTTCTATCACCGAAGGTGATAGCACACTCAGCTTGTTGCCTGAGCGAGAGCGTTTTTATCTTGATGGAAAATTTTGCTGCAGTGCGGGCACATTAACATTGCCCCTTTCTGGACGCGGGAGAAACTGTGTTCGGAATGTTGTGAGCAGTGAGGGCAGGAACATTTTACGAGGTAGTTACGGCGGCTTTTGGCATCTTTGCGTTGTGACATAGATTTTTTCCTGATGAATGGCCGGCAACCATACACGATTCTGCTGCGCATAGCTCGATATCATTATCTTAACTAATAACTTAGCCGCTCAGGCGCCTCCAGGATAAATCCCAATATTAAGCAAGGTTTTTAATATAACGCTATGATTTGAATAGCTATCATCATTAACCCCTATTAACCCTGATACTGTTTCTGCGCCGCTCTTCCCGAGCGGCTTTTTTTTACCCCTTTAATCGGCAGGCGGCATTTTTATTCACATCTTAAAGGGATGTGATTGCATCCTGTTGCACCTGATGGTGTTATATCCGACCACTGGAAATGAAAACTGAGGAGCAAACAGTGTTAGAAGGATATTTTGATCTGGATGGCGCGACCGGTAATGACGCGCTGGAAAACAGAAAACGTTTACTGGCCGTACAGGCAGCACTGGAAATTTCGAAGGCGGCTGTCTCTGCAACAACGGCAAATTCCGGTATTCGCAGCCAGATGGATTTACGTAATGTCTCGCAGGAAGTCGCTACGCTTGCCGATGCGATTCAGGATGCGTTAGAAGCAGATTAACGCTTTAGCCCCGCATTGATGAAGCAGCCCGAATGGGCGTCTTCATCAATTTATCGTTATTTTCCTCTCCCCGTCATCCTTGATTATCATCACATTTCCCGTTTTGAGCGCTTGAGCCAGATAATGGGATTCGTTATAAAAGTCCACCCGGATCGTCATCGATAAACCGAGCGAAACCTGATCCCCTTAATGCCTGCCAGGCGTTAAGGGAATCAGGTTTTTTTTCGCCTGTCGTTCGACGTTTCGCGTCGAGGCGCTATGACAACAAGGAGAGAGAAGCGATGAAAATGGTATTTCCCGACGGGTTTTTATGGGGGGGAGCGGTCGCCGCCAACCAGATCGAGGGGGCATGGAATCAGGGGGGGAAAGGTGTCTCAACCGCCGATCTGCAACCTCGGGGAATCGATGGCGAAATTGCAGTGCGCCCGGGCACAAACGGCAACCTCAAAGATATCGCCATCGATTTTTACCACCGTTACCCGCAGGACATAAAACTCTTCGCTGAAATGGGATTTACCATCCTGCGCACCTCGATTGCCTGGGCGCGAATATACCCCAATGGTGATGAAACGGAGCCGAACGAAGAGGGGCTGGCGTTCTACGATCGGCTTTTTGATGAGATGTCGCAGTATGGTATTCAGCCGCTGATCACTCTTTCACATTATGAAATGCCCTTTGGTCTGGTGAAAAAATATGACGGCTGGAGCAGCCGGCAGGTTATCGATCTTTTTGAACGTTACTCCCGCACGGTGTTTACCCGTTATCGTCATAAAGTGAAATATTGGCTCACCTTTAACGAGATCAATATGGCGCTGCACGCCCCTTTTACCGGCGCAGGACTGATGGGAGAGCGCAGCAAACAGGAGATTTATCAGGCGCTTCATCATCAGCTGGTCGCCAGTGCGCGGGCCGTCAAAGCCTGTCATGAAATTATCGAGGAGGCGAAGATTGGCTGCATGCTGTTGGGGGCGGTGCGCTACCCCATCAGCTGTAAACCGGAGGATCTTTTGCAAGCGCAGCAGGAGAACCGCGAGTGGCTTTTCTTCGGCGATGTTCAGGCGCGGGGGGAGTACCCGGCGTGGATTACGCGCTATTTTCGTGAAAATGGCATTACGCTGCGTGTGACACCGCAGGACAGGGAAGATCTTAAAGAGACCGTCGATTTTATCTCCTTCAGCTATTACATGAGCGGTTGCGCCGCCGCCAGGCCCGATCTGTATCAACGCGGTCACGGCACGCTCCTCAATATGATCCCCAACCCCTTTCTCTCTGCGTCGGAGTGGGGGTGGCAGATCGACCCGAAGGGTCTGCGTTTTCTGCTCAACGAACTCTACGATCGCTACCGCAAGCCGCTCTTTATCGTGGAGAACGGCCTTGGGGCGAAAGATGTGCCGGAGCTGAATGGCTCGATTGAGGATGACTATCGCATTCACTATCTTCACGCCCACCTGGTAGAGGTTCGCGAGGCGATTGAAGATGGCGTTGAACTGCTTGGTTACACCTGCTGGGGGCCGATAGATCTGGTCAGCGCCGGAACGGGGCAGATGTCAAAACGCTACGGCTTTATCTACGTTGATCGCGACGATGGCGGTAACGGCAGCCTGAGGCGTCAGCGCAAGAAGAGCTTTTACTGGTATCGCGATGTGATCCACAGCAACGGCGCCACGCTGAGCGAGCCGATTTAAGCCATAACCCTTATTACGCTACAAACGGTCATCGCTGTATGCGATGGCCCTTTTGCTCACTCGTCAACGGACAGCGGCGACAAACGACGTTTCAGGTTGTTTGATACAACGGAAGAATAAGAATGAATAGCACGGTTCTGGCAGACAATATTCTGCGGATGGTGGGGGGCGAAAGTAACGTCGTAACGGTAATCCACTGCGCGACGCGCTTACGATTCACCGTTATTGATAATCGCAAAGTGAAACTGGCGGAGCTCAGGGCGCTGGATGGCGTGCTCACCGTCGTGAGTGAGGGCGATCGGTTACAGGTCGTGATTGGCAATCGCGTGGCAAAAGTGTTCCACGCCCTGAGCGCGCGTTGCGGTTTAAGAAGTGATGAAAAAAAGGTCGAGCAGCATGAAAGGGCGGGCTGCGCGCAACTGATGAGATGGATCGATGGTCTGGCCGATATAACGATGCCGCTGTTGGGGATCATGATGGCCGCAGGGATCCTGAAAGGCATTCTCATTATGTGTGTCGATGCCGGATGGTTAAACCCTGGCAGACAACGCGCCGCGACCCTGTTTGCCATTGCCGAAAGTCCTTTTAACTTTCTGCCGCTATTTCTCGCTATCCTCTGTGCGCGTAAATTTAAAGCCAATCTCTTTATTGCCGTCGCGATGGCGGGCGCTTCTCTTTCGCCGCTGGGCATGGGGATTTCGGCAGGCGGGCAACAAGAGGCTTTTCCAGGGCTACCGTTCAGGGTGATGAATAGTAGCGGGGCGGTGATCCCGGTGATTGTCGGCGTCTGGTTAATATCGCGCATTGAGCAGGTCATCGATCGCTATGTTGCCGCGGCAAAACGCGCGATAGTGACGCCCTGTTTCCTGCTGTTTATTATCGTGCCCTTAATCGTACTGCTCCTCTTTCCTGTGGGAGTGAGCATAAGCCAGGCAATTAACGCGCTATTTAGCGCGCTTTATAACTTCAGCCCCATTTTTACCTGCACGCTAATGGCGGCCGCCTGGCCGCTGCTGCTGATGTTCGGTCTTCACCAGGCATTTATTGTGCTTTTTATTAATGATATTTCGGTGATGGAGCAGAGTTTTTTGCTGGCGGCGTGCGGCCCGGCAATATTTGCCTGCTCCGCTATGTTGCTGGCGGTCAATCTGCGTACGCGTAACAGTAAATTGAAAGCATTGACCCGCAGCGCAATTATTCCTTCGCTTTTCGGTCTCAGCGAACCGGCTATTTATGGCGTAACGTTAAAACGTAAGAAAATGTTTTTATGCGTGCTGGTGGTCGCGGCTTTTGGTGGCGCAATGGTTGGCTACGGCAAAAATTCCGCTATCGCCATGGCAATCCCAGGGCTGCTGACAATGCCGGTTTTTTATGGCGAGGGCTTTATCACCTATATTGTTGCGTGCAGTCTCGCATTTGTAGGCAGCCTGGGATTAATCCTGCTGACAGGGATTGAGGAGAGTTCGCTACCGGTGAACTGGGGTGAATCCCCGGACCGGGAAAATATAGCCGTCAGGCGTCCTCCACCTGCCGCGAAACCGGTTTCTGATATTACTGAGCAAATTATCGCCCCGGTTTCAGGTGAAGTGATCTCACTTGCCCAGGTCAATGATGGGGTCTTTTCTACTGGCAGCGTTGGGCCGGGTTTCGCAATTATTCCTGATGAAGGACGCGTTTATTCAC